CCGGTTGTAAAGCCGGGACGCATTTAGTAAAGCCGCTCTAAGTGAGCAGCTAGACCAAATGTGCGTGAGTCAAATCTCGTGCATCTGGTTTGGATGTTCATCCAAGCGCCCAATTGGACGCCGCGTAGACTAAGGGAGAGAGGATGACCAGTGGTATTCGCTTGCCACACTAAGAGGAAGGCTAACAACCTAACCTCTTAGGGGAAAGTATCTCCTGACCTTGCGCGGTGACAGGTCCTGTAGTGGTCTAAACTACGAGCCGGATAGGTCCCTGAGTCTAGTGATAGATTCAGAAGGTCGAAATCCCTATATAGTGATATATAGGGGGGGTCCGAGCTGGTAGTCCATGATAAACTACTTGAAGCCTGATTGGTTTCACCCACCAATGCCTTCCAAGGCTGGCTGCGGCCCTCGCAAGAGGAAACCGAAGTCCAAGGGTGCATTTGAAAGTAACAGTTACAATTACAAACTTAATCAAGCGAAAGCTTGGCCAAGCTTATAATCGGCTGCTACAATCTTATGCGTCTCTTGGTGCCATGCTCAAGGTAAAACTTGGGCGACCGGCAATTTCACACATCCTCGGATGTGTGGCCTTGCTGGGACGTCGGGTAAACCATTCAGTCGTCAAGGTAGTTATCACTACGGTTGCTCACTTCTGGAGATTGCAGGCAAAGGGTGGAATCCGCTTCTTGGTAATTTACCTTAAAGCGTGTTCTACTCTGCTGCAACAGTACATAGGTGGGCAACGACTACACGATCTGAAGCCTTTCGGGGCCAGGGTCGGTCGAACGCACAGTGGATGTCCTAGCATAATTCCTGCTCTCCACAGAGCAAGAATTCGTCAGGGTGAAGAGTGGGTAATACGGTTCTGGGCGACTCTATTCGGCTTATACCGAGTACTAGAGTTTCCTGGGACTGTAAAACTCTCTACGATCACTGACGGTACTCTAATGGATAAGTCTTTAGTTCCCGAATTTAGTCAATTCGTGAACACTCACTTTGTTAAGGTGCTTCGAACACTATTCCCTTCCGAGGGAACGGTGCTTGACGCGCTTTGGCACGATGAGGGTGACGGACCATTAGAGTTCATGCGGGGACTCCGGGCTAAGCCCTTTCTGATTTCGAAATCGAGCTCAGCTATCATTCCAGGAAATAATTCCTCGAATGCTCAAGCTACATCTCCAGCATCCATCTTGGCGAGTGCCTTTACATGGAACTCGTCGTCTTTACGTCCGAGCCTTGAGGCTTGGTGTAAGATGACGGGTAACATATGGGTACTCAACAGGATGGAGAGCTGGGGTAAGGAGCAGTGGGTCTGGGAGGATTCACTTCCTCTCGGACCCAACGCTCCTCCGTGTCCTTTCGAGGCCACGGGGTGGCTTGGGAAGCTAGGCTTTAAATCGGAACCAGCTGGGAAAGTCCGGGTGTTCGCGATGGTGGATCCCTGGACTCAATGGCTTTTAGAACCGCTTCATCAGCGGATCTTTAAGCTGTTGTCCAACATCCCGCAGGATGGTACATTCGATCAACTCGCTCCAATCAAACGATTGAATGAGTGGAGGACGTTTAAGGGTAAAACCTCAAGACGTCCGATTCCGCTTTACTCTTTCGATTTGAGTGCAGCGACTGACCGAATCCCTATTATCTTGCAGATGGTACTTTTGTCTCCATTCCTAACGGCATGGGGCGCAAAAGTATGGGCAACCCTCATGATTGGTCGAGCCTATAGCTGTCCGAAGACATTCCAAGCGGGGAAAGGCGCGCCGCGCCAGACCCTGTCTGAGAGTGGATTCGTTCACTACGGGACCGGCCAACCCATGGGAGCATTGAGTTCGTGGGCGATGCTCGCGTTCGTCCATCATGCGTTCGTTCAGTGGTCCGCTCTTAGAGCGGGCGTGATAACTGCCGGTAAAGGTTGGTACGAGGGCTACGCCATCTTGGGAGATGACGTAGTCATAGCGGGTAAGAAGGTAGCGCTGGAGTACGCTGCATTGATGCAACGTATGGACGTTAAGATTGGAGACCACAAGTCTCTAGTCTCGACGAACGGCTCAGCCTTGGAATTTGCGAAACGGACTTTCCTTAACGGGAAAGACGTTTCAATGATTCCTTTTGCCGAGTTCGTGATGGCCCGCCAGTCGTTGGCAGGTCTGAACGAACTCGCGCGAAAATACACCTTAACGTTTGGGCAGATGTTATCTGTCCTAGGTTACGGGTATAAGGCGAAAGCTAATGCATCCAAACGCTTGTTCTCGATGCCAAAACGGCTTCGGAACTACATTCTTGCCTACTATGGTCCCGGAGGTCCAGCTTATAAGAGTCTACGAGAGTGGCTACCGATGAAATCGGTAACCGCTGTCTATAAAACTCTTGATGAGCGGGCTCCTGAGACCGTTACACGGATATTCGAGAATGAGCGAAAGCTCCTTCTTGAGTATCTTGACGGTTTACAGCCTCTGATCGAGGCTGCGAAACGTCTTGGAACCGTGTACCGGGATCGGGAGCACTATGGCACGGTGCCTAGAGAGGGCGGACGGCAGACAGTGATTCATGGAGGGCTCGAAAGAGCTATTCCACCAGAAGTGGTGGATTCACTCAATGAGACTGTCTATCGCGAGTTCTATCTAGATACGGTCATAGATCTTCGGAACCTTCGTACTGAAATAGAGGAACTTTCAATGCCAACCCTTGACTGGGATGGTATTGAAAGCCTTTGGGCTAAGTTTCGAGAGATCGAAACTAACCTATCGGCGTTACCACTTCCAAGAAACTTTCAAACTCGTGTGACGGAGAAATCTATCATACGAGAGGGGAAGAATCTGAAGAGGTGGTATCGATACTCTAATACCTTTAGGGCGACTGTTTCCCACTTTAGTGAGGAACAAACGAAGCCTGAGGAGTAATTCATCATTACTCCTCAAGGTTAGTAGGGTTAAACCTCTACTCTCGTTTGCTACCGGACCGGTTCCGAAGGATTCAGGACCAGGAGTTGAGGTAGTACGACGGACTTTGGTGGTTAACCAAAGTCGCGCGACTATTCAACCCGGTAGTTGGACCTGAGAGCCCATAAAGGATACAGCCTATCAAGGCGTATGGCCCGAGCCGTGGTGGTTCGGACGACGCTGATTCGACTGTAAGTCGATATGGTCGAGGTCTATGTTCAA